CGTCCAGGATGTAACAGGGTTGACCGACCAGGCTCTGGTCGACGGGATCGGCGTCGGAGTTCTTGAACAGGAACGCTTTCTTACGGCGGACCAGACACGTCTCGTCGCCATCGGCACCTTCACTGTTGTCGACGTGGGCATCCGCTCGGCCGACGTAGGTCAGGGTTGTGGCTTCAGAACCAGGCACCAGGTAGCCGGTGGCGTTCACAGCCACTTGCGCTCCCAGGAAGATTTCCACGCCGGCGGCGACTGCGTAAGGCATTACCTCACCGTCGCGCACGGGGGTTATACGATCTTGAGTAAGTGGCATCAGTTCACCCCTCCGTATTTCTTGAGGTCCTCTTCAGAGTTGCCCATCATGCCGGCAATCTGGAGGGTCTCAGCGTTGAGCGCTTTGTCTGAACCGGGGGCCTTGCGACCGTCCAGGCCAGAGTCACCGGTAATAGCCGGGGCGCTTTCAACAAACGTCTTGAAGCGCTCCAGGCCACCGTCAGTGCGGCACTGTGCTTTGTGGTAGTCCACGGTAGACGGGGCAATCTTGAAGTCTTCCAGGGCCTGATTGATGGCCGTGTCGATCGCCTCCTCCTCGCGCTCGTCCTTCAGGGTTTTCAGCGTTTGCTCCGCATTGGCGGCGCGCGTCTGGGCCTGGTCGAAGTCGGCACGGGGCACGTACTTGTCGAGACTCGGGGTAGACTCCCGATTTTTCGCGGTGTCCAGGTCAGCCTGGATTTGATTGAGGGCAGCAATTGCCTGCGCCTCAGTCGCATCCTCGGGTAGACCCAGCTTTTTAAGCAGTTCTTTCCACACGGGGAGTTCCTCCTGGTGGGTTTGCTGGTTCAGAGCGGTTAGCTCCAGGTTGGGTTGGTTGGTCAGGCCCGCGCTGGAAAGCCGGGCAATCTGGTTTTCATCGCGGGTAAACAGAAACACGGGGGAGAGATAGCGGTATTCCTTGCGCTGAAGCTGGGCGATGGCCCTTTCGGTCCATTCCACGCGGCCCCATACGGCACCGTCCCGAACCACCAGTTCCTTGACCCAGCCGGCGGCTGGTGCGTCCTGGCCATTGGGGGCACGGTGTTCGCTGGCATGTTCCCAGTCGATGACCAGGTCCACGTTGCGGTTAACAAACTGATCAACCACACCTTGCGGGTTGCTGTTGCGCCAGGCTCGACCGTCCCGGCCAGTCACGATGTGACCGGCGGGTAGCAGTTCCACCCAATCGGGGATCTCGCCGCTGGGCAGCTCCATGTTCAGCGCCAGGCGCAGGCCCAGGGTCGCCGCTTCGGTGTTCAGGGCCTTGGCAAGGCCGGTGCGGAGTGCGTTTGTTTTTTCCATGCCGCCAGACTAGCGACAGCGCAGGGGGCGCAAGGGCCTGAAGGAGTTCAGGGTGGTGATGGTTCAGGAGGGGAAGCGAAAACGGAACCGGGGCGGTACCGCTGAAAACAGATTATCGGACTCGGCATGTGGTTGGCAATCGCCGAGACCGCATTTAACGCCCATTTAAAAACGACGAACCGGGTTTTACCCCGGCCATGGCAGCTCTGATTGCGTTAGCGGCCTTCAGGGGCTTCTGAGAGCGTTCTACGGCGTGAGCAAAAGTTGACCAAATCAGGGCTGTTCCGAGGCGCGAATCACCTGGCCACGACTGCGGGCCTGTTCCAGGTCTTCATCGGTGGCCGTGCGGTACTCCGTGAGATACAGGCGTTGATTGTCACCACTGCGCCGAACGGTGGCCAGCCACCACGGGTTGCCGGTGTCGCCCTCACGGCTTCGGAATACCACCAGGCCGTCATCGTCCTGGGCAATCAGTATACCCCGATTGATCACGTCCGGCAGCTGCCGGTAGTCCTCGACGGCCAGGCGGTCCGGATCCGGCAGGCGACCCGGCGCCAGGCGGACCACTTGCGTGTCAGCCCCCAGGGCTGTCTGGCCCCGGCGTTCGATGATGCCGGCGGGCAGTTCGCCGTCCGGGCGGCGCACCCAGTCGGTCAGGATCGGGCTGTCCATGACATCCTGGGTGGTAGCCTGGGCCAGGCGCTGGTCGACTGTGTCCAACTTGCCGGTCATGCGATCCCGCAGCACGCGCACTCGGTCCTGCCCCGGGTTGCTCGCCCAGGCGGGGTGTAGGCCCTGGTCTACCTGGGTGATCTCACCGGTGCGCCTGTTGGTAAAGCTGACGGTACGGGTGGGCGGTGGCACACGGCGCACCGGCATAGTACGGCGCTGGCGCCGGCCGGTGGGCAGGCCGGTTCCCGGGTCCGTCTCCAATTCCGCCTGTGGGTCCTGGATGCCTTCGCGTTCCATCCTCTCGGCTTCAACCTCGGACACCTGTCGTACCCGGCACTTGCAACCGTAGCCGTTGGGCGTCATGTGGTCGCGCCACCAGGGGTGGTCCACCGGCAGCAGCGTACCCGCCCAGGACACGTGCTCTTCCCGGTGGTTCTCGCTGGGGCCCAGCTCATACAGCAGGTAAGGCTGAGTTTCCTTGGTGCGCTGGATGCGCTGCCACTGGCCCGCCGATCGGGCGCTGCGCAGGTTGGACTGGTAGATGGTTTTCAGCCGGCGGGGTGAGCCCAGCTGCACGCGGCGGCGCTCGCCGGTGCTCGGGTCGATCTCGTCCTTGATACCCCACCAGCCTTTCTCCTGTAGCTTCGGCTTCAGCTGCCGGGAGAAGTCGCGGAAGGTCTTGCCTTCGGCCAGGGCTTCATCCAGCCCGGCGCGGACATCGTCCAGGATGTCCACCTTCATGGCTTTGGCCACGGTGAATGAATGGGCGTGTTCCTGGCCCCACACATCCTGGAAGTCAAAACCAACGCGCAGATCTTTATCACGGAAATACGCCAGGGCGTCGCGCGGTACCGGGCCGGCCTTAAAGTTGGCCATCAGTCATCCCTCGCATCGCCCAGGCCCCGGGCCTTGAACGTGCTGGAGGCCAGGCGGCGGACCAGTTCCGTCTCGTCCATCTCGTCGAGTACTTCACCCAGGCGTGCCAGGAAGTCTTCCTCGTTTCCGCCTTCCTCGGCCACGCGCTGCGCCAGGCGTTCGATCGGGTCGACCAGCGGTGCGAGCTGCACTTGCCAGTCATCCTCCGCCTCGGCGATTGCCTCAAAGTCCGGCTCGCTTTCGTTGACGACGGACTCGCGGTTTTGAGCGGTCTTTAAAGACTGGTTACTGGCCGATTCAGTACCGGTTAAAACCTGCTGTTCAGGCATCAGAACATCGGCATCCTTGGCCGGATCCGGCAGGCCCAGCTTGTCAGAGATCACCGAGCTTTCCACTTTCAAGCCCAGCGGTACCAGATCTTTCAGCGCGGCGACCAGCTGCTTGAGATCCTCCGGTTCCGGTACATGGATACGGACGTTGGGGTACCGGCGCTGCACACCGTAGTTCAGATCGATGAACGGCTTGACCAGGTCCCGGTTCAGGCTCACGCCCAGATGGCGTGCATCGGCCCGCTGGATGTCTTCCCGCACGTCGTTGTGCACGGTGGCCTGTGCCTGGCTGGATCCGTCGTCCGTGGTCATGGTCTGGCCCAGCACAGCCTTGCTGGTCTGTTTGTCGATCCACTCGGCCAGGCCCTTGAACAGATCGGCACCGCCCTGGGTGTTGGCGATTTCCTGGAATTCGATCTTCATGCCTTCGGGCAGGATGGCCGCAGCGTCTGAGCCCAGGTTGGCCACGGCCGCCCGGAGGATGTCCACTTCCTCCGGCTTGGCGCTGTCGTTGTAGCGACCCAGGCGCAGGGGCATGCCAAACACCTCGGCGAATGCCAGCCAGTCGGTGAGCGTGTAGCTCTTCGCCATGTATGACACCGCCACCAGGCGCGCCAAACCACCGCGCAGCGGGATGCCCGCCTTCAGCCTGGGGCGGTGCACGATGAACTTGTACGGGGCCAGGGGCACACCCTGGGCCACGTTATCCGGATCGATCAGCCGCAGCTCTCGTCCGGTGGCCTGGTCGAAACGGAAGAAACGCGGGTCGCGCCACACGTATTCCCGTGGCCACCACTGGCCACCCTTGGTGTTCCACATGATTTCAGCGACTGAATAGCCCTTGCCCAGGGCGTCCAGCAGATCTTCGATCAGATCCCCGAACACGGCGTCGCGCACCAGGTCCCGCACCGCATCGGCCAGGCGCACGTCTTCCGGCTCATCACTGGCTGATTCCACCACCACGTCCAGGCCACTGACCGCCCGCTTACGGGTGCCAAGCACGGAGGCGTAGTGCGGTTCGCGCTCTTCCATTTCTTCGGCCAGGGTGAGGTAGTCGTGGCCGTCGTTGTTTTCGGCCGCCCGCAGGATCATTCCCAGGCGGTCCGGTGTCAGGTGGCTGGCGATGCCGTTGTGCCACACCTGGCGTACACCGGTGAGCGAGGGCGCGGCCAGTTCTTTCTTCAGTTCAGCCTTCCGGATCGGACGGCCGTGTGCGTCCACAATGGATGATTCGGCCATTACAGCAGTCCTCCTCGGTTACGGAACCCGGCGGTGGCACGCACCGGCCGGTGGTGTGTGTGGTCGGGGCCCGTGCGGATGGCTTCGTAGCCGTACTGCAACTCTGGTTCACTTGCGGCATAGAGTCCGAGAAAGCCAGCCCAGGCGCGGTCCGCGTGTCCATCGCCACCGTCAACGTCAAAGCGCACATTACCGGCGGCGGTCGTTATCTTTTTCAAGCTGTGCAGGTCTGCTCGGAGCGGGCGATCGCCCAACGGGATGCGCACCTTTCGGTCCTCAAAGGCCTCTTTACCCAGGCGGGCCATGTGCTGCTTGCTGTCGCTGGTGAACATCACGCCCTCGACACGCATGGCGCCGTAACGGTACTGGGCATCCTCCACCGGCTTTTCGCCCATGCCGGTCTGGTCCATGCAGATCCGCAGTGGGTTGTAGAAGGCCACCAACTCATCCAGTACGTCGTCCTGTGTGCGGAACGTCGCCCGCTTTAGGGTGACGACTTCCCGCGTCCACAGGATGTCGCCGACCCGTTCCCACACCCATGCCACCCAGAGGTCCTTCTTGCGGGCAATGTCGTTGCCGATGAAGGTGGCACCGCCCTGATAGAGTTTGCGGCTGCCGGCGTGATCATGTTCAACGGCATTGATCAGATCATAGGAGAGCCAGGCGCTGGCTTCGTCCAGCCAGTTCAATTCGAATTCCTGTGACCAGGCATCATCATCCTGCAGGCCGGCCTTCAGCTCCTCTGCATTACGCGGCAAGCCATCGGCAATGGCCTGGTAGATGTCGACGGTGTGCCTTGACCAGGACTGGTCGTCACCGGTCATAAGGTCATAGAACTTGTTGCCCTTTCCGTTGGGCGTGCTGACCACCCGGAGCTTCCACCCGGCGGAGATGACCGGGAACAGTGCCATCCAGATCTTGCGGGAGTCTGCATGGAACGCGAATTCATCCAGGAACACGTTGGCAGAGAAACCCCGGGCGGTATCCGGATTGGCGGGTAGCGCGGTGATGCGTGATCCGCCAGGCAGCTTGATCTCCAAAGCCTTGGTTTCAACGCCCTCGAAGTAGTCCATCTCCATGTAGTCAAAACCCGCCTGCATGGCCCGCAGATGGAGTTTGATGCCTTCCTCCATGGCTTCCCGTGCCTGACGCTCACCACGAGACAAAATGACCCAGCGAGTGCGTGTACCAGCAGCTTCGGCGGCCAGGCAATCCAGAACGATTTCCAGGGTGGTGGTGAAGGTCTTGCCTGTTTGGCGAGCAAACATGCCGATCTTGAAACGGCTGTCGTCACTTATCCAGCGTTGCTGATAGGGATACAGAATTGGTTCAGACACCGTAGGTCTCCCGGACGATTTCTCGCAGGCGATCGGTGCTGATGGTTTTGCTGCCTTCCTTCTGAACCTTTTCCTCCAGTTCCTTCGCGGCTTTCTCGCGCTCCTCTTTGCGGATCTCGGTCGCCCACTTCTTCTGGCCCAGCGACATCCGCCCGATATCGGCGAGTGCGTGGGTCACGCTGGCCATGTACTTGGCTGCCTTCTCTGGCTCGTGTTCCGCATTACGCAGGGCAATGGTGATGCGTAGCAGCTGCTCCTGGACAATCCGGGCTGTCGCGTCCACCAGGTGGCCCTGGGTGTCCTGGTCAGACTCACTGAAGGCTTTGGCCATCTGGGTTGTCTTGCGAACATCACCCATGGCCTCCTCGAATTCCTCCTCCAGCCCTCGTCCATACCGATGAACTGAGGAGCGCGACAACTTATGGCCGCGTTCTTCCAGCCATTCCACCAAGCCGTCATAATCCTGAAACCCGTTGTTGACCAGGCGTTGATTCAGTTCGTCCCGCAACTCCTGTGGCAGGTCGTATACCTTAGAGCGTGGCGCCATGGTCTATACCCCAGGCTGCGGGCGAGCAACACCTGGCACGCTGGCCCGGCCCTCGGCCACATCGCCGCCCCGGCTCGTCAGGGTGACAATCCAGCCGGCGCGGGGCTGCTGGCAGATCACCAGGCCCTGTTCTTCCAGCCAGGCCAGATCGGTGTGCAACTGGTCCTTGCTGATCATGTGGCCATAGTTGCCGGCCAGCTCATCGTTCAGGCTGTACTCGTTGGTGGTGAACTGGTTGCGCCGTGACAGGATGCGGAGAATCCCCAGACGGCGGCCTTCGGTCTGAAAGTCCTGGTAGCTCATCGGCCTTGGTCTCCCTTGTTGTTCAGCAGGTACTGGTTAACCATCGATAACTGGTGCGACAAGGCCCGCATCTGGCCGCTTACACCAGACAGATCCTCTGCAACGTCGTTGAGGCGGTCATAAACCTTGGATAGATCCTGATGCGTCGGTGCATTTTTCAACTGGCCTTCAACGGCAACGACTCGGTCTTTCAGACTGTTGACATCGTCCTTTACCGTTTCGATCGCACTGGCGTTAGCCTTTGATTTACTGGTGAAGTGTTGATAGACACCCAGTGCCACAAGGCCTGCCACTTGCAGGAAGTCCATCCAGAACCGGGCCGCGCCATAATCCACATTCGCTAAGTCCATCACTTCCCCCTGCGGTCATGGTCTGTCTGGCATTCCACGCAACGCACGGCATTGGCGTTTGCTGCCAATCGGGCGAAGCTCAGAGGGCCATCGCAGTCCAGGCAAAACCGCTGGCCATTGACCTCCAGCGGTGCCTCCAGGTGACATTGCAGGGCCTGTTCAATACCGGCCCGCGTCAGGCGCTCGGTCAGTGCCTGCGCTTCCTCGTAAGATTTCTCATCCATCGCCACTACTGATCCTCACGTTCTGAATCGGCGGAGTTTGGTTCGTACCGGTTTTTGCATTGGTCGTTGCGCTGCCTGGCCGCTGCCAGTTTTTCCCAGCCTCGGGAACCCCAGCGGTGCAGGCGGGCCACGTAATCGCTCACGTGTCGCTGGCTGTAGTCGCCGGTTGGTCGCACGGGCTGTGGCTCGGGCTCTACCATTTCTTGTTCCAGGTCACAGACGACGGGCGCCGGCATACGCTCAGGCGCCGGGATACGGTCGGGCGTGGTTCCGCAACCGCCCAGGACAAAGGCGAATGCCAACAACGAAAGGATTTTCACGGCAGGTCCTCCAGGGTCTTTCGCAGCACTGGGGCCACCGGCCCGTCGTCGCTTTCCGGGGCGGCCGATATCTTCTGAAGCAACGCGTCATAGGCGGCGTCCTGCTCTTCCAGGCGGAACTCCAATTCTCGCCGTGCCGCCTCCGAGGCTCTGGCGTCTTCACGCACCTGGTCCAATGCCTGCTTTCGGCGCTCGGCCTCGGCCTGCCATTGGCTCACGCTGGTGCGCAGGTCGGTTGATTCTCCGCGCGCTTCGGCCAGGCGCTCTTCCAGCCGGCCGGTTTGCCAGTCGTGCCACAACCAGCCGCCACCCATAGCCAACAGGGCGGCCAACGTGCCACCCCCAAGCCAACGCATGATCACACTGCCGATTATCTTGAACATGGATCACTCCCTTGCCAGCCGGCCCTGGTGTATAGCGGCGTCAGTTCCAGGAGTATTCGCCGTGGGTAGTGGCGGTTCTCCCGCTTTGCCCAGTCGGCGCGATTGGTGAAGTGCTCAACGTGGTTCCACCAGAGATCAGGATTGTGACCGGCGGCCTTGGCCAATCGCCGGTCACGGCTTACCCACCCAGGGCCACCGTTGTAGCCACTCAGGGTGAAAGCCCAGCGGTCGCATTCAGGCATGTCCCGTGCGTACCACGGCTTTACGCGCTCCATGATGTGGTGGTCGTAACGGACCATCGCTCGCATCGCCCAGCCGGGGGAGTACGGCGCGGCCTGGCCAAGGTCGGGGTAGATTTCAGAGATCCAGGTGGCGGTGGCCGGCATGAACTGGGCCATGCCTTGAGCACCAACGGGGCTGTCCACGCCGGGGCGCCAGCCGCTTTCCTGGTGGATCTGCGCAGCATGTATTGCCACGGAGCCATTCAGGCCTTGCTCTTGTTGAACGATACGTGTCAGCTCGCGCTGGTAGCGCTCGGCGGTATCCGGAACCTGCTGGGCATTCGCCGGGGCGCAGGAGAGCAACAGCACCGATGTAATTATCAGCAGCGCCCCTAGAAGCCCCTCAAAAAGGCACGTGCGGAGGTAAGTTCCCGCCGGCACGAGCCGGTCGCGCTCCATGTGACGAACCAGCGGATGAAAAAGCGGCATGGTCAGACCCCCAACCCAAGGGCAAGGATGGCTGCGGCCATGATGAGCGATCGGCGGATCATGCTGCCGATGATCAGTACTGCCGTCTCAAGGTCTTTGTGTCTGATATCGCCGGGGCGGCCGTAGTAGAAGATCGTGCGGTCAATCCAGTAGCCAAGGTAGGCGCCGGCTGACAGCTTGGTCAGGCTCCAGAGAAGGACGCCCAACTGGTGTGGGTACAGGAAGCCGACGATGGCAGCCATCACGATAGTGAAGATCAGCCAGGGGCCAGCGCGGAATTTGTCGAGAAAGGTTTGTTTATCCATGGCCGCAGATTAGCGGCGGGGAGGGTCAGGTTTAGGCCTGAAGCCCTTCAGGGGCGGCGGCCCACCCCTGAAAGACGAATGTCCAAAGATTACTCAGGACGCCAGCACATGGCAAGTACTACAGATTAAGCAGCGTTTATACAGCGCCTAATCCGGCTGTAAAACGCGGTCAACATGTTCAAGCACTCGCTCCGTATCCCGGTCCAGGATGTTGAGCAATACAGTGAATTTGTCGCGGTCTACCGCGTGCAGGTCGCTGCCTGGTGTAACCAGATCGGTCACCGCACTACGGCCGGCCTGCAGCTCGCGCAGCTGGTCCACCAGTTCCCGAAGGGTTGGGTTCTTTGGCATAGACTTCTCCTGTGGTTGGCGATTTGAAAAGATGATAGTGCGTTTTTTTCAGAATCGTAATGGGGAATATTCTAAACCCTTCAAATGCTGAAAATTCGCGCCGTACCCATCTCTCTTTCGGTATTTCAAAAATTAGGATACAGCCGATTTTCAAACTGCAACCTCAGGAGTAGACACTTGGCATTGCGAAAAGAAAGGAAGTTTTCTGATCGGTTGTTTTGATTCTATTGAACTTACTCATCCCATGCTTTTTCTAATGGTATAAGCTTTTTCTCTCTACGCCCCGTCGGAAGCCCCTTGTCGCTCATGAGTACAGTAGCAAGGCTGTCCTGGACCCCGGACGCTTCCATTTTCTTGAGCTCAAATTCGGTTACCTTCCTGATCCGACATTTACAGTAGGCGTCCAACCTAACCGGGTTGTCTTGGAACACCGGATCACCTGCCAAGTATATTCTCGCTCTCAGGTCTGCATGTCTGGAGCAAGGTTCTTTGGTTGGCCCGATGGCGAACATGGCGTAAGGCATAATTTCTGGATTCTCGGCCTTGTTGACTCGCTGATGAAAATGAATTTCGTCAGGTTTGTTGGCGGGATCTCTCGGCTTTATCAACTTCGATAGCAGATAAACTACCGTGAAAATCATAACGAGCGAAACGACGAACCAAACCATAGCTTACCCCTTTGGAAAAGCCTTTGAGTTTAGCCTTTCTGGCGCAAAGTATTGAGCCTATGCCGCCAGTCGTCTCTGTCATCCTTGTCTTCAATCGTGGTCAACCAGTGCCGGATCCACTGCGGGTGGCGGTTCCGCACCATGAGCCATGCTTCGAGCCAGCGCTTCTTTTCGCGCTGGATATCGGCCCGGGCCTCCGCTGATTGGCTGGCCAGGTTATGGCTCACTGGGCCTCACCTTCACTGAACATGTCCGCCTGCCGATCATCGGGCATGCCTTCGGAAAGGATCTCCCACACCCTGCGCTCGGTCAGGCGGTACCGGCGGGCCAGCACCCGGGCAGAGTCGCCGTCCGCGTGCTCCTGGCGCATGTTCTGGTTGCGCACAGCCATGATGGCGGCCTTGGCATTTGGCACGTCCAGTCGCTCCTGAGCGTAGTGATGGGAGAGCTTGCGGGCGGTATCGAGCCCCAGCAATTCGGCCAGCGGGTGGTCCTCCGGCATCTTGGTGGGCACCGTCAGCCGCACGCCACCGTATTCGCTAACGAGGCTTTGCGCTGCCTGCAGGCCGATCACGTCGACAAGTTCGCACAAGGATGGCGGTAGGTAGTCGGTGTCCCAGGTGGTCATGTCAGCCTCCGGTTTTCCGGTTGGTGGTGAACTGGTCCGGGTCGATGCCCCGTTTTTTCATGTCACGGCGCCAGGCGGCCTGCGCTTGCTCTGCTGTTTCTTCCAGGCCCTGCTTCTTTTCGATCACGTTTGGCCGGTGGTTGTCGGCCTCGGCCGCTGGCTTCCGGGCTTCGGGTGCCACGGTGGCCAGTACCTGCTTCAGATAGTTGTGATTCTTCAGGGGCTGGACCTGGCCCCTGGTGCGCTTGTCGTGAATGCTGCGGATAGTGTCCTGCAATGCAGCGACCAGGCTGTCACGGTCTGCCAGCTCCAGGGTTTCCTGGGCAAGCCGCAGCGCACGGGCGTTACTGAGATCCGATTTGGCCGGACGGAACAGGCCCAGGTATTGAACCAGTGGCCGGGCTAGTGGACGGCCAAGCCCAGCCAATACGCCAAGCAGCTCGCTGCCGGCGTCGTCCTGGATGAGGGCTTCCAGCTGGATGTGGCTATGGCAGATGGGGCAGCGGCCTAGCTTCATTGCTGCAGCTCCTGAGCTTCCCGTTTATCCAGGACTTGCTCATAAATAGGGGTTAACTCAGTTATAAGTCCGCGAAGAGTGCGGCGGTTACGATGCCAGCCTTGGCTCAGCTTCCATTCCTGCGCTATCTCGTCATGGCTACTGCCTAGCACGGAAAGTATTTCATCGAGGGTATTGAGCAGGCCCCGCTTCTCCAGCTCCACGTCCAGGGCAGCAATGAGCGCCCGCAGGTGTTCCGGTTTTTTCAGCCAGGCCACCTTGGCAATGCCGGTTTGCTGTTTTGCGATCGCATCGGCATAGCTCCAGGGCGCTTTCATCTCGGCCAGCAGGGCCTCCACTTTCTGGAGCATGGGCTCCCGTCCCAAGTTGTGGGGTGTGCCCGGGTGCTGCGCCACGCGCTTCTTTGGCCGGGCCTTGAAGCCGCGATCCTTCATGTGCTGCAGCACCTGGTAAAGCTCCGCTACGTTGCAGTCTGAGCAGGAACGCTTGCCGCCGGTGACGGTGGCCAGCATCTGGCGGTAGGTGTCCTCGTCGAGATCCAGCTGCTTGCGGGCGATGTGGATCTGAGCCAGAACCTTTTTGCGGTTGTCGTGTCTCATGACTTGGCCCCGCTTTCCAGCGCTGCCTGCTTGGAGCCGTTGACGCCATGGTGGAACTTCACTTTTTTACCGTCGCGGTATCCCGCAGCGAGTGCGCCTTCATCGTGGTGACGCATTCCCTTGGTGTTGTCTCTCGGCTTCATAGTGGTCAAACCGCTTTTAAACCGGTTCTGTTTGTAGGTTTCCAGGACCGCATCATCCGCTTCACTACGGGTATGAGGAGTGATCTGTCTCGATACAGCATTGATCCACGCCTCGGCATACAGGTCGCCACGTCGAACCTTTGTAGTGCGCTTCAGCCGCTTGTTAAGCGTCGCCAGATAATCTGTGCGGTGCTTTTTGAGTTGGCGGGCGAGTACTTCAAAGGCGTAGCCAGAAACCTCCCCGGCTCCGTTGACACCATAGAATTCAAACCGACCAACCCATCGATAACTCAGGAAGTCTGCGCCCGCCTTGTAAATGGTCTCAGCACCGAAAGCACTGGCGACCATATTGGCGAGCATGGCGAGATAGGCCGGAGGCGTTTTACCAGCGCCGGTGCCTGCGGTGTGGCTATCTACATCGCTAATCTGCACCTCGTCGGAGGTGACGCCATGAATCTCCATCAGCTTCTGCGCCTGGCGCATAGCTGCTGCAGCTTCATTCGGGTTGCTCGATTGGGCAAGTCGCAGGCATTTTTTAATTTTCTGCAGGATCTTATCGTTCATGCGTCGACATCCCGAGCCAGCATTGAAATTCCGGGGCAATCACGGAGAGGGTCCGCCGGCTTAGTCTCCAGGATCTCAAGATCCGGGAAGTGCTTTTTGAGGTGTGCTACGGCGGAGCGCTCAGTTCCGAACTCCGGAAGGAAGCAAATCACGCGAGGCTTCACCATCTCTTCCGCCATCTTCTTCCCATAGATTTTTTTAAGGTTCGGCAGCTGCTTCCTACTCCACACGGCGCTTTTCGTCGGTCGGAAAAATCTACCCTCCGGGAACGCAGGCTCGCCTTCTTTGGCCCGCGTCCACTCTCCTTTGACATAGCCATCCACATATACAGAAACGAACACGCGTTTACTGTCGTGGACTTTGTAGAGGCTGACTTCATGACCATCAGCCAGAAGCTTTACGTATCCGCCAAGGTGCTCCAGGCGGCCCTTGATTTCGTCCCATTTACTCATCGTCGTTTTTCTCCTCTGCCGGAGATTCTTCGTAAGCGATAACGACAGCCACATTGACCAGCTTTGCGCCGGTACTGGCACCCAGCATTCCAAAAAATCCGAAAACCCAGGCAACTGAAGCCACCAGGAAAAGGGGTTTAAGATCCTTATAAAGCTTTCTCATGCTCTCGCTCCCGCCCGTCGGGCCTGCCTGGATGGCAGCTGCGCGTAGCAGGCCTTGCAGGGCTGCTGTGTCTTGCAATTTTTGGTGTAGAAGAACTCGGCATCATCCGGCCAGAAGTCCCCACACTTGGTGCAGCGCCGTTCGGTGCCTAGCTCTGTGGTTTTCGTCCTGGGGCTCATAGCTCCCTCCGGTTCGGCTGCTCGTCAGTACCAGGCCACCACGCCTGGCAGACGCCCCGGCTGGGGCGTTTCGCTCAATGGGTTTTCGGCTTCTCAGTCTGGTAATTAGGCCGACGAAGCACTTCCTCATTTGTGACGTCATACCGTTCGCGGATGTAATCACGCATGGCTTCAACGCCAACTAGCGCTAGTTTCTTCATCCCTTCCCGCTGACTCTCGTCAACCGCATCGCCGTGAAATTCCACTGCAATGGCCAACCCCTCGGGAAGCTGCTGAATCTCGATAGTGGCTCCGTTTACAGCGCCAGTTTCGGGCTTGGCATTCTTTTCGTTACTCATGCTTTAGATCCTTTTTAAAATTGGGCTACCTGGAGTAAACGGAAGGAACGGCCAACCTGGACAATCAGCCAGTCGCTTGGCCGCTCCTTTCGCTCCCTCGCAAACTTCGCTTCGTAGTAGTTCACTGCTGGCACTCCCTACAGCGCGGCCACGTCCAGCGAGATCTGGCGATATGCGCCGTCCTCGCCCTGGCGTTCATAGAAGCGCAGATAGCTCTTGCTGCCGGTCACCTGGATGGAATCCATGATGGCCTGCATGGCTTGCTGCCACTTTTCGTTCTTGATGTTCAGGCTGCGCAGGCCCAGCACGCGGGCGGTGCTGATCTTGCCGGCGCTATCCGTTTGAAAGGCATGCTCAACCAGGGCCTGCACTTCGGAGCTGCTGCCGGCCGTCCACTCATGGATGCACTGGTCGATCAGTTCCTTCGCCACCTGCAGCCGCTCATCGAACGCCAGGTGATCTGCCACGGCGCGGACGATTCGGTACTGGCCATCGAAGGATGTCAGTGTGACGTTGCCTTTCTTGCCGCCGTAGTTGGTGTCGTACTCCATGGCACTGAGTTCCAGAAAAGCCTCCACCTCACTGGCGATTTTCGCTTTCGTATCACGCATGATTTCCTGCAAAGACTCGACCCTGCCGATGACTTTCTGCACCAGGTCATCACGCAGCCGGTCGATATCCTTGATTTGCTCCACGGGCACCAAGTGGCCCTTGGCGTTGCGGCGGAACTGGTCCGGGTTGTTGGCTTGCATATTCATAGGGCTCTGCCTCATGTGGTTAGGGGTTTGGTGGGTTGCAGCGAGCGATTACGGCAGCTCGCAATGCCACGGCGTTTCGGGTGGCGCTTGTGGTGCAGCGGCTCGAACGGCCGCACGTTGTTTCGTGGCAGGCCGTCCAGCTGCTGGGCGATTTCGTCGGCTTGCTCCTGGAGGATCTCCTGACGGATGAGCTTTACGCGCACCCTTGTCTGGTCCTCCAGCAGCGGGAACGGCGCGGACAGCAGGTGTTCATACCGGGCCGGATCCGCCAGGTATTGGTCCAGCGTGATTCCGTGCTTGTGCATCAGGTGCGCCGCGTACACGTCGGCGTGATGTTCCAGATAGGCGGTTGGGTACATGCGGCTCACAGGTCACCTCCAAGGTCAGTCCAGGCATCGCGGATAATCTGCAGGCTCAGGGGCTCGCCCACGTTGTTGGCAAACAGGGTGGCAAGGCGCAGCGTCTGGCTCAGGCCACGCAGTGCGCCAGGGCGCTTGCCAATGGCCAGGCAGAACTTGCGGCTTTGTTTGTCGGTGATGCCCCAGGCATCCAGGATGGCGGCGATATCGGCATCCTGGGGCTTGCTCAGGCGAACCCGCTTCGATACCCGGCTGAACAGCTGGGCAAAGCCGATCGCACGGGTACCGCCGGTCAGCTGGGCGTAGACGATCTCGTTACCAGACAGGCAGATGCCCACGCCGGTGGCGTCGTGGATGGCGCGAATGGAGTCCAGGGCGCGGTGGCACAGGTGCTGCGCCTCGTCGATAACGATCAGGCCACGGGTACCTTGGACACGCTCAATGATGTTGCTCTCAACAACGTGGACGGCACCGGTGGTACGCAGGTTGAGGGACTGGGCAATCCGGGTGAGGATCGGGCCCGGCCGTGCCACGGTCGGGGTGGCAGTAACCAGCCACACGTTCGGCGCCTGGTTCTGGTAGGTGCGAATGGCGGTGGTTTTGCCGATGCCGGCACCACCGTAGACAACACTAATGGAGCCCGCCATCTGGGCAAAGCTCAGCGCAGACATCACCGAGGATGCGCTGGGAGTGCGAACCCAATCCGTGTCCGCCGGCAGCTTGCCTTCCAGCTCAGCCTCAGACTCGCGGGAGTCCAGCCAACGCTGTATGGCCTGTTCGATCTTTTCGTTATCGCCCAGGTAAGTGCCCTTTAACCACTGGTTAAGGCGGGCGGCGTTGATGTTGGTCAGCTTGGAAACCGAGGCCTGGGTCAAGCTCTCATCGGCAATGATCTGTTCGACGGCATCCGCCAGGGCTTCGTTGCGTTTGGCTTTCATGGTTTTTCGCTGCTCTTTTGTCATGTGTTATCCTTGCCTTTCTGAGTAGTGATTGGCCTGAGGGCCACTTTGAGCCCGGGAGTTGCCGCTCCCGGGTTTTTTCATGCCTCGCCTTTGAACTTCTTCAGGTGTCTTTCCATCGCATCGTTGAATCCGTACTTGTCCGCCGGTGACTGGTAGGGCTGGTCAGCGATGTCACTGCCTGCCACCGCCTTCTGAACCCGGCCAAAATCACCCCGGCGAACATTGCTTTCGTCCTCCGGTACCGAGTCTTCCGGCTCCGGCAGATACTCAGTGGCTTCCAGTACGCTCATGCGCTTCTCGGCCTTGGCAGCCTGCTTGCTGGCCTTGCTGCGGCGTTTGTTCTCGCGGTTCCACTCGCGGCCGGCGCTGGTGTCGCCGAAGCCAGCGGCGTGCAGGCATTCCGCCTCGCCCAGGTAGCGACCGTCATTGCGATACAGGTGCACCGCGTTGTGAAGGTTGTCTGGATCAAACCGGACCACCACGCGCTCGCCGGCGTAGTCCACCAGGAAGTCGGCGCCATAGCGGTTCTTGCCGTTCGGGCCGTTGCCGATCGTGAGGCTGACACTGGCGTCCCGCTGGACCAGGACTGACTCGGCCTGCATCAGCCAGAGCCGGCGCTGTGCGGCCGTGGCACGGCGGATGTGCTCGGCATTGCGCTGGTAGCTGTCGTCGAAGGCCTGTTTAAAGGAATGCACGCCGGCGCAGATCTCGGTGCGGCGCTTCTCCTTTTCGTTCCACTGGGCAATGGCTTGGCGCAGGGTCTTAACGAACACGTCCCAGTCCACGGCCTTCTCGCCGTAGTTGTCGGGCTTGGCGGTAACGTTGGGGCCGGTGTATGCGCCCTCGAATTTGGGGTGCTTGTCGACGTAGTCACCCAGGCCACCGACACCGAAAGCGCGTTCCACTGGCTTGGCCTGGCCCCAGCCCTTACCAGCCACAACCGATGTCCAGTGCACCTTGATGCCGAGTTGTGGCAGCAGGCCCAGTGGGTCGGTTTCCTTGACCTTGAATCGGTACCGGTTACTGACGCCGCCTGTAAGCCACTTGTTGGCAGCGGCGCGGGTGTTATCGATGGTGACGTGCTCGGGGATTCCGTACTGCTCGATGACATCGCCCAGGGCAAGGCGGATCATGTCCGTGTTTTCGCTCTGGTCAGTACGGAAGCCAACGATTTGCCGGCTGTAGATGTCCTGCCAGAACCAGGTCTTTGGCCGGCCAATCTCGCCGTTCGGCATGCGCACGAATACGTTGTGCTGGTAGCCGTCGCCGTTGATCCAGAACAGCGCGTGTATGTCCCGCACAGTCCGCTTCATGGATGGGTAAAGCCGAAGCAGTGCATTCTCGCCTTCCCGTTCCAGAACCCGGATGTGGCGGGGAATGTCCTTCACGCGGCGGTTGATGGTGCGCAGCGGTGGCCAGTCCCAGCCCTCGGCCTTGGCTGCCTGCTCTGTCAGCTCATAACAGTGGGCAACGGTGCGCTGTTCCGGTGTCAGGTAAAGGGCTTTGAAGTGGTCCCATGCCCGTTCGTCGCAGGCGGCACGGGGGCGACCTGGTTTGTAGGACGGTGCCAGTGCGGCCAACCGGTCCTCCGGCTCCACCGAGTTGGCGATCTGCAGCCAGCGGTAGATGGTGGCCCGGGACTCACGGTAAGTGATCATCGCCTGGTGGATCGCCTGGGTTTTGCTGGCGCCGTTGTCCTGCAGGCGCTCGATGGACTCGATGACCACCAGGCGATGCTGAGCGGCTTCCTTCATGGTGTTGGGTGCCGCTTCGTACAGGTCCCAAAGTTCCTCGCGGCCAGTGGTTTTGGTGGCCTTTTCTGGCTTGATTTTGGTGACGGCCTTGGCACTGGAGCCGAATTTCTTGAGGACGGCCGCCTGGGTTTCGAGGGGCAGCGAAGAGAACGCATATTCACGGCCACCGCCCTGTGCCCGGCGCTGGCGACTCTTCCAGCCGTCACGCTTGGCCCGACGAACTACTGCACTGTGAGTGCCAGGCATACCACTCAGCCCAGCCAACTCTTTCGCCGTAAACCAGTCCTGGCTCATTCGTCACCTCCAACAAACAAGCCCAGCTCCGGTGCCGGCGCTTTCTCGACGTTACAGCGATGTCCAGCCAGCTGGCCCATGGCAGTGGTCAGGCCGGCCATCACTTCCTCACTTTCCAGGTTCCCTTTGTAGAACTGGGCCAGCAGAGTGACCGCGTCATTCAAGGTGGACTGAAGGGTTAACAAGTCGTCCTGGCTGGCAGGCTGTCCGGCAGGGATGTCAATCAGCAGCTTCTGCGCGGAGGCCCCGATGTACTGGGTGATAAAGGTTGCACCGCAGGCGTGTTCAAAGGGCCGGATCATCACGGCTGGCATGCGGCCATTTTCCAGCCATTTATAGATGGTGTACTTAGAGGCCATGCCCATCAGGTCGGCCACCCGGTCAACCGACAGGTTCTTTTTCTCACGGCCATGCTCCAGGCAAAGCTCCATGGCATGCCTTAGTGACGTTGGGTTTACCCGTTTCCAATTCCGACGGCGCATTAGAAAACCTCTTGATTACCTGTTCCAAACAAAGCCTGCTGTTGGCCTAGCTGCCTCAACATCCACGTGCCTAAACTGGCCATAACTGAGCACCTTAGGAGGCGCGTTATGCAGCCTGTGATTTGCACTGTTTTGACCGTGGGTTTAATACACCTTGCAAGGTGCTATCCTTTGCCTTTGGTTGGGTGTAGTTCTGTGTGTACCTGGCGGGCCAGATGGTCGCGGGATCGATACCGATGGCGGCCGCGATCAGTCGCTCACCTTTTGGCCAAGGCCGGTCTAGGGCGTGAGCCAGCGTTGTGGGCGATGAGTAATCATGGTGGATTGCCAGCTTGCGAAGACTCCATCCGGCCTTGTGCAGTGCGGCGACGATATCGGCGCGGTGCCAGTTCTCTGGTGCCGTTTTTTTAGGCTCAACTTGTTTGTTCATGTGCTAACGCCCTTGCAGGATTTTTTTTGCCTGTGAGTTTTGAACATGAACAAATAATAGTGCTCTATAGAGATCATTGCAAGCACAGGAAGCACGTCAATGTTCTGTTTTGATGCTTTTCGGTGATCGTATGATTCTTTTTTTAGCCTTATCAGGGACTTGGGGGCAAGTATGACGCGTCAACCTTCTACAGCTACTGAGGTCAATGTTCCAGACTGGAACATTGACGCATTCAGTGAGCGACTTAGGCAGGCCTTAAATGGAAAAACGCCGTACTCTTTAGAGCGCGAAACGGGAATTGCTCAGAGTCTGATTAGGAAATATTTGAGCGGGAAGTCTGTTCCGGGAACGGACAAGCTAGTGGCGCTGTCTGCAGCGGCCAATGTGTCAGTTACTTGGCTTGCCACCGGTGAACGCGAAGCAAATGCAGATACTGTCAGCCACCAGGAGCTAGGGCGTGAGGTGGATCTAAGTTCTTTGGAAGAAGTGACAATGAAAGTCCTGCAGCTCCTTGATGAACGCAGGCCCGATCTGTCGCCGAAGGCATGCGCACGCATCGTGCGTTTGGTTTACGAGTTTTACTTGAGGCAGGGAGAGCCTATGGACGAAGCCAGTCTAAACAATGTGATAGAGCTGGCTGCATTTCGCTGATAGGCATTTTGAGGGCCAACATGATTGATGATCTTCTGAAACAAATTGGAGAGGTAATTGAGGAGGACGGATCCAGCCAGGACAAAAAGAAGTCTGGCATAAATATAAGCGTAGGTAACGACAGCACCGTGGTTATAGGTAGCGGAAACAGCAACATAGGGCGCCGAGAGAGCGACCGTCAGGAAGGGCAGGGCGAAAACACCAGGTGCTATGGAAGAAGGGAATCAGACCACGCGATCCGCGAGGAACTGAAGCAGCTACGATCCCAGGTTAGAGACCTGGTTCAGTTGATCACCAAGTTGTTTTTAAAGAATGGTTCGGAAAGTTTTAAAGACGATTTACCCTACTCCGGGGCTTGTCTCAATTCTAATGACCTGACACCCTCAAAGAGTCCGGGCGTCTCATTTTGCGAGCGCATGGCTTCGGTGCCCCTGGTTAAGCCCAAACGCCGCGCCACGCCTCGCTCCATCTCACATTGTCCCATTCAATCCCATTTTATCCCGGATGTCTCATACTTAATGGCTGCACACAGGAACGAACCCACGCTTAGTAGTACAGCCATCAACCATGGAGGTTGAAATGAGTGAACTGACGAAACAAAGCTGTGAAGCCTGCAGCGCAGATGCTCCCACAGTCACTGCCGATCAGAAGCAAGCCCTGGGTAAAGATGTACCCGACTGGCAGGAGATTGAGCTGGACGGGGAGGAACAGTTACAGCGAGTGTTCAAGCTCAAGAATTTCGCCCAGGCCCAGGCATTTACCAACAAGGTGGGTGACCTGGCCGAAGAGGAAGGGCACCACCCCGCCATCCTTCTGGAATATGGCAAGGTCACCGTACGCTGGTGGACCCACAAGATAGGCGGCCTGCACAAAAACGATTACATCATGGCGGCGCGCACCGACGCAGCCTACAAAGACATGCAATAATTCACCAAACCCACCGGAAACAGGATGTGTAATGGCTGAAGACCGTACAGATAACCCACTAACCTTTCGGTTAGGCCATGAAGAACTGGTTATACGGCGCCGTTACGAAGTGCTCAGCATCATCAATGATTTCCTGATCGCCATCTGGTTTCTGGTGGGCAGCGTCCTGTTTCTGTTTCCCGAACACGAGAAGGCGGCCATCTGGCTGTTCATTATTGGCAGTTTCCAATTCCTGATTCGCCCCACCATTCGCCTGATCGGGCATATCCACGTACAGCGCATTCCGGAAAGCCGCTGGGAAAGTTAGAAGGCCTCGTCTATCGGGCTGCGTACTCCAAAGCCCCCTTTACGAACCACATGTGTGTAGATTTCAGTGGTGCGCACGTCGGCGTGGCCCAGCAGCTTCTGAATAGTGCGAATATCGTATCCGTTTTCCAGTAGGCGAGTGGCAAAGCTATGGCGAAACGCGTGGCTGTTTGCCTGCTTGTATACTCCCGCCTCACGAATAGCTAAACCGATGGCCCGTTGAACACCGCGATCCAGAAGATGGTGCCGGCGTAAAACGCCGCTACGCGGATCCATGGATAACTTGGCGGCTGGAAACAGATATTGCCAGGCAGGTTCTTTGCCTCCGCTGGGGTATTTTTGATTCAGAGAAAAGGGCATATAGACTTCGCCATGACCGCCGGCCAGGTCTTTCTTGTGCTGAACCAGGCAAGCGTCAATTTGCAGGGTTAATGGCTCTGCCAATGAGTCCGGGAGCAAGGTTGTTCTGTCCTTATTGCCTTTTCCACTGCGCACGATGATTTGCTGCATCCCGAAATCCACATCTTTCACTCTAAGTCTCAAGGCTTCGTTGATTCGCAGGCCGGAGCCATACATCAGGCGCGCAACCAACTGAGGAGCGCCTTCCAGGCCGTTGATAACGGCTTTGGCTTCATCATGGGTAAAAACGGTGGGTAAGCGTCTGGGTTTTCGTGCCATTTCAAACGATAGTTCATCCAGGGGCTGCTCCAGAAACTCGCGGAACAGAAACACGAGGGCATTCAGCGCAGTCCGCTGGGTACTGACACTGTTGTTACGCTGCACCGCAAGGTGCGATAGAAATTGTTCCACCTCTTTTGCCGAACACGCAGAAGGATGCTGCATACCATGAAAACGGATGAAGCGCTTGATCCAGTGGCAGTACGTCTGTTCAGTCTTGTAGGCCATATTTCGGCTACGAATCAGTGTGCGCAGCTGATCCATAAAGCGGGTAGGGTTGTCTGGCAACTTTGGTGGGACATCCAAAATCATCGGCTCAGCCTCCATGCTGTTTATTTATACAGCATTTTAGGCCTGCTTTTGGGTTATTTCACGGTGAAAAACGGAGATATACGACAATTGTCGCAAAACTTCGTAAATTTTGTACCAATGAGCTGACAACTCTATGAAAGATATGGAATAGTCGTTGAGGATCTATTTCAGATAAGCGAACAGGTGTACTGGGTGAAACTTGACAATTGACGCTTATTTTTCAGACTGGTCAGTTGTTGAATATTTTAATTTATTGAAAATAAAAGAAAATTATGGTCGGTGACATCTAGGTGCATGGAAATAGGCGCGTTTTTGGTAGATGTCATTTGTCGTTGAATTAGCTGTTATGCAT